GTAAGAAAGCTAGTGAAGAAGCTACAGCCGCAGCTATACAAAAACAAAAAGAATTAGATTTAGCTCGTCAAAAACCTCCAGAAGAAGCTAAAGGTAAAAACGAAGCTAAAGATGTCAATAATCAGAATATGGCTGACCAAACTTATGACATGATTAAACCAATCAGTGATTTAATTAAGAAATCCACTGGATCTGGTATTGGCACCAGTGTTGATGTTGTTGCTGGCAAGTTAGGTGCAAGCCCACAAGGAGCTCAAGCAATTGCTGAACTAGAAGTATTGACTGCTCCTATCTTAGCTAATGTACCAAGATTCGAAGGTTCACAAAGTGAATATGACGTTAAGTTGTACCAAAAGTTTGCTGGTGATTTTGCTAATGGTGAAAAGCCAATCAAAACTCGTTTAGCTGCGTTAAATGGTTTGATTACTTTAATGAAGAAATACGATAAAGCCAATAAAAACGATTGGTCATTTGGTGGTACAAAAGAGCAAGTAGTTGGTAGAGAAAACAAACCAGCTGGTCAAAGTTCTGGCACAACATCAAGTGGTAATAAATTTAAGAGAGTTAATGAATAATGGCTTTCGTTTATGAAGTTAATGGTCAACGTGTAGAGTTTGAAAAAGAACCTACCGAACAAGATATTGATGAAGCTGCTCGTAGTTTAGGCACTAAACCAGTATCTAGACAACCTAAACCTGTAGAGGGAGAAGGTGGCGCAGCTTTTGGTATGTACCCACAAGCAGGTCGTAGACCAGAAAGTCAGCAAAATCGTGAAGCTGCTTTAGACATGCCATTACAGACTATTAGAGGTGTTGCTAGCAACGTACCTGCTATTGCTGGTATACCTGGTTCAATAGTTAATGCAGTTGCAAATGCTCCACAAACTAGTCAACGAATTAGTAACAGAATTGCTAATGTAACTTCTCAATTACAGGGCAAAGGTCCATTACCTGAGCCAGAAATTCCAACACAAAAAGTCACACCATATGATATTGAGCATTTTGCTCAAATGGTTCCTGGTCCACAACCTAATAGTCCAGCTGGGCAATTAGCATTTGGTGCTGGTCAAGCAGTAAGTGCTCCATTAGCAGGTCCTGCTATGAATATGGTTGGTCAAGTAGCAAAAGCTCCAGTACAATTTGGTAAAGGTTTCGCAAGAGGTCTAGCATATCCAGAAGGATCTAGTCCTAACACAGCATTAGCTCCTATTCGCCCAACTTATGTTCCACACGAACAAGTTAGTGAGTTTATGGCTGGACAAAGACCAGCTAGCAGTTTGACAGAATTACCTACAGCACCATTATATGAAAATAAACCAGTAGCAAACTGGGCATATGGTATGGCTCCTGAAAATCAAGCTGGACAAAAACTTGTACCATACGCAGGTAGAACAATGGAAGGTGTTGGTGAACAGATTGGCAGTCAATATCGTAAAAATCCAATTACAGGATTAATTGATATTGGTGCTACATTAGCTACAGGTGTTCCTGCTCCATTAACTGCGATGGCAAAAGCAGTCCCAGCTATAGCTGCTCGTCAATTACAACAAGCAACACAGTTTGAACCTGGCTTTGGTCCAGCTCGTGCTGCTGCATTAGCTAGAGAGGGTCAAGCTGGATTACAAGCAAACATGCCACCAACTCAAAACTTGTTACCTGCTCCTGGACCAGTCAATCCTACAATGATAGCTAATCAACAAGGCGTAGTTACGGGTCCACAAGGCACTCCATTACCTACGCAAGCAAGTGGTCAACCAGTTACACAACCTAATTTACCATCACCATCTACACCTAAACAAGCTAGCATGCAGGCTGCTGCTGCTAGAATACAGCCAGTTGCTCCAGCACCAATGCCTGCACCACAAATACAACCTAAACCAGTTCAACAACCACCTACATTACCACCTGGAAGAAATTCTAGTGTAATTAGAAATGAACTAGATACATTAGCTAAACAAAGTGATGAACTACATCAACAAGGTTTAGAAAGTGGAATAAAATATGGTACACCTGAAGGTGAAAGTCATCAAGCTCAACTTGGACAACTACATGCTAGAACTAAAACATTAGAAAAAGAATTAGAAGAAGCATTGAAAGCAGAAAAGAAAGCAAATAAGCCCTCCAAAAAAGGTCCTAGTAATGTAAGTCAAATGCTTACCGAGGATCAAGGTAAGATGTGGAATGCATTAAAAGCTGGTGAAAGCGAACTAGAACAAAAGATTTCTAAAATGACGCAAGAAAATAGAGATCGTTTAGAAAGAAATATCAGACAATCAGCAAAACCAGGTGACCCAGTTATACAAGAGTTTTTAGATTTGTTTGAAAAATATAGGATCAAGTAATGAACACAAGTGAACAATTAACACAAGTCTTTAATGACAATTTTGTAGCATATTTTCGTAGCCATGTGGCTCATGTTAATATTGTGGGTAGAAATTTTGCTAGTGACCACAAGTTATTACAAAAAGTCTATGAAGATTTACAAGACCAAATTGATAGAATAGCAGAACTATTAAGAACATTAAATGAGTTCATGCCAAACGACTTAGCAGAAGTTATGGACAAGAGCCACATAATGTCATATGCTATGAGTGGCACCAGCGATGAATTAATCGGTGAGGTCAAAGACGATTTAGAACATTTGAAAGATTGTTATGTTGATTTAATGGAGATTAGTGAAACAGAAGGTCATCAAGAAATAGCTAATTATGCACAAGATAGAATATTAGCAATTGCTAAACATATCTGGATGCTAAAGGCTACTTTAGAATAAGTTAAGACACCAATAGTGCTATCAAGAACCAGAGGATTTTGTGTCCTTCTAATCTGGGCATCAACGAATTGGCAGGCGAGTTTGTTAAGCACTTAATCTTTTATAGGCATAGCTTCCACGTACATCATAACCATGACGTTCGTGTAACTTTAGAAAGGCAGATTGATCTTTACGCATTGTGGTAGAACAGATAATAGGAACTTGAGCCAAAGTAGCAAAAGCATCCCACATTTTAAGCATGTCTTGAATTAATCTGACTCTATCTTTAGTACTTAGACTTAGGTCTACGTGAGCCATTTTGATGACGACCATATCATCGTCACTCCAAGCTGCTCGTTCGTTAGATTTAGCCCAAGTATATGCTAAGAGTTTGTTATTATCGTCTTTACACACACTGATAAATTCGCTTAGGGGAGAATAGAATTGATTGACAACTGCAAATGTTATATTACGTGCATAAGCAGTTGGATCGGGTTTGAAAACTGTATCGATTTCGATTTGGAAATGACTTTCAGCCATTTTGACGATTTCAGGTACGTCTAAACCAGTAGCGGGAGACCAAGTATAATTTTGCATTGCATTACCTCACATTATGAAAGAATAAATATTTATATGGAACAGAACAGCGTTAAATTGAATAAGAAAACAGGTCAGCCACTTAAGAAAAGAGGTGGCGCAATGCCAGGCGCCGGCAGACCAAAGGGCGCAACAGAACAAGTTACAATTGGTGGATTATTGACAGCTATAAAAGCTAAAGCAAATGGTCAAAACTATGAAGAAATATTAGTTGAAGATTTCTTGCAAGCTAGAACTAGAGGCGATGTCCAAACAACTGTAAAATATCACAATTTGATATTGAACAAAGTTATGAATACTTTGGCTAAAGTAGAGGTTACTGATAGTCAAAGTAACATAGAGGCTAAACAGCAAGCATTTAGCGAAGCATTAGCCAAACTTACTGGTTTACAGAAAGAATAAATACTATTATGCCGTTAATAAAATCAACAAGTAAAAAAGCGTTTCAAAAAAACGTGAAAAAGGAAATTGCTGCTGGAAAGCCCCCAAAGCAAGCCGTAGCTATCGCATATGCTACAAAGAGAAAAGCGGCTGGTAAATCTTCTAAAGGAAAAACAAAATGAGCGATTTAAGTTATATGGCTGGCAAGGGCTACTCACGTGGCACAGATGCTAGTAAAGAGCAAGTTAATACATGGAGTGGGCATCTAAATGATGGTCGCTTAGTTAACAAAGGCCGTGGTCCTACAGTTGGCAACAAAGGAAGTAAGTCAGTTCCTTCAGTTGCTAGTGTACCAAGCAAGAAGTCTATGTATGGTGACGATAACAACATCGGTGGACAAGTACGTAACCCAGGCGGAACAAAAGAGTTTCCAAAACGCGGAAAAGAAAGTTTCAACTATGGTCGTGGACCTACGAAAGGTAATCAACTATGAGCAACCCACAAGCAAAAGCAATTAACCAAAAGCGCGGACCTACTACAGGTAATGCTGGTACACCAAGCAAGCGCAGTGAGTTTATGAGCGAAAAATCACGCACAGGTTCTATGCGTTCAGAGTTAGCAAATATGGTAACTTCAGCATTAGAAGGTCGTGGTCGTACTCAGTTTGGTGGGCGCACAAATCCTGGTTTAGAAGGTTTACATTCTAACACTGGACCCAAGCGTAACCCAACAGCAGATGGTGCTAAACTTCCTGGTAAGTACAAGTCGCCAAAGAAATAAATACAATGTGTGAATATAGCAGGACGACATGGTGTTGTCCTTGCTTATATAATTGAAAGGAAAAGAAATGAAAAAATCAAAAGCACAGCCACAAGATAATATTTGGGATACTCCCAATGATAAAGTAACTGAAACATTTACTGAAAAAGTCGAAGAAGTGGTTAAACCACAACAACCAAAGTCATTGTACTCAGCAGAGTATGACCTAGAAGGTCTAATGACAGATTTCCCAACAGCTAAAGAACTTGAACGTTTTGTATTTGACGAAACAGGCGTAGTATTGAACTTAAAAGGTCGTGCTAACAAACTCAAGTATCAAGTAGCTATGGATGTATTAAATGGACAAGATGTTGATCCTCAATTTATTGGTCAAAACAATCCATACATTGATAAAGCAGAAATGGTTCCTGTTGAAGAACTAAAACCTGTACCTGCACGTGATAAATCATTACCACCTCGTAGTCAACAACAAAATAGTTTCTATAGTCCATTCATTCCTCATCCAGATGATGCTATGCGTGCTCAGGACAAAAAGGTTCATATGATCTTTCGCAAATATGCAAATGGAATGATTAGCTATGAAATCACAGGCCCATTAGCACAACGTCCAAGTGGTGAAAAGATTAACAAGTATGGTAAAGTTGTTCCTGAAATTATCAAATGGATCGATCCTCGTACAGGCGAACAAGTGATTATGCGTGAAGATGGTACACTAACACCACAGGGCAAACGACTACGTGCATTGATGCAAACAAAACGTGTTAACAAAACTAACCAATGGGACGTTTGGATTGACCGTGAATTTGTAAGTGTTGACAATAGTGTATTGAATAACGTATGGGACTTAAACAAATGATTATGAAATCAGATGGTACAACTAGTCCACAACCTCGTAACAATGAGATACGAATCGCACAACAAAAGAAAGAAGAAAATTTAGTACGTGATACTATTATTCTTCAAAAGGTCAATAAAGTTCACAGAGAAGCATTCAAAGAACGTTTTCCTGGACAAATTGAACATTGTATGCGATTGACTGCTGAAAGACTACAAGCTATACTAACCAAAAAGCCAACAGACTTAGCTGATCCAGATACATGGTCAGCATCAGCACATGAAATACATGATTTAAGTCATGCACTATACTACTTAAGTATATTAAACCAACATTATCCTATAGAAAGCGAATAATGCTGGGACCAGAAACGCTTATGGCTAGAGCGTTACGCTATGTAGTTGATGAACACAAACTTACAATTCATGCATTACAATCAATTCCGGGTCCATTGAAGAATAAACTTCAGGATCTGGCAATTGACATTTGTGATGATATGAAGTATAATCAATTAAAATACTTCAGACCATTTGAACATCAGTTAAAGTTTTTTGAAACTGGGCATAGCGAACGTAGAGGTATACTAGCTGCAAACCGTATTGGTAAAACAGTCAGTACTTGCTATGAAACAGCAATGCATTTGACTGGGCAATATCCTGATTGGTGGGAAGGATATCGTTTTGATAAAGCTATCACTTGTATGGTTGCAGGTGAAGGTTGGTCACAAGTAGCATTGGTATTACAAAATGAATTATTGGGAACCCAAGATATTAAAATTACTGAAAATATTGGCACTGGTGCTATTCCTCGTGAATGCATCATTACTAATACAATGCGTAATGACGGAGCAAACTGTATTGGCGTTGAAATTCGCCATAAATCAGGTTCTAATAGTTATCTTTTGTTTGCTAACTACACTCAAGAGGTAAGACAATTACAGGGTTTCAAGTTAAACCTTGCTGTGTTTGATGAACAACCGCCTGATGACTTTTTCTCAGAAATTGTAACACGTACGGCAACAACACAGGGCAAGGTTCTATGTTCGTTCACGCCATTAAAAGGATTGAACGGCTTAGTTAGTAAGTTCTGGAATAAAGAAGAAGGATATGAATATATTCGTGTGAGTTGGGATGATGTTCCAGAATATGATCCATGGGGTCAACCATTTTTGTTAATGTCAACTCGTAGACAATTGGAAAAAGATTATCTCCCACATGAACGTGAAGCACGTATTGCTGGTAAACCTGTAATGGGTAAAGGTGCTGTGTTTCAGATTAGTAATTGGCCTATATACAAAACAGGTGAAATTGACTTTACACGAATGCCAAATATACATCGTGTGATTGCACTTGACTTAGGATTAGTAAATGACAAAACAGTTATTAGTTTAGTATATTGGGAACCTAATGAACGAACAGCATATTTGCACAGACAGATTGTAGTTCAGGGCACAGATGAAGCTGTACCAACACAATATATTAATCACTTATTAAGACCAGAAGTATTTGGTACGCCAATAGTATTACCAGCAGATGCAAGTACGCCAGGTAGATATACAATGAGTTCAAATTCAATACGTGAACTGTTTGAAAGTTATGAACTTAATGTTTATGACAAAGCTATAATGAATCCACCTGATAGTCAGGGCAGAATTACAAATCACAAAGCATATGGTATAAACCAAATGCGTCAGATGTTAGAAGTAGGAAGTTTAATGGTCAATGAAAATTGCACTCATTTCTTAAGTGAGGCACAAAACTATTTCGTTGATGAAAAGGGCAGATTCAGTGATCCAGATGATTGTATCGACTCAGCACGTTATGCAATATTAGCTTGCTTGCAAGGTATTGCGGAACCATGGGACAATCGCACTCCTGCAGAAAGAATGCGTGCTCAACGAGACAGATATATATCTAGAGATTATTCAAGTAAACCAGCTTGGAAAAAAGCATACGATCCAAACAATTGAGGAAATTATGGGAAAAGGAAGCAAACAAAGACCAACAGATACAGAAAAGTATAACGCTAATTGGGAGCGCATATTTGGTATGAAAGAGTCAAAAGAACAACAAAAAGACAAAACGCCAAAAGAGCCACATTCTAAAAAGACTAAATAATATATAAACAAAGGGCTCCAAACATGTTGGATATCAAAAACATACCAATCGACAACATTAACCAAAATAGAAAAACAAACGCTAATTTTGTCAGAATGAAGAATATGATGGATACGAAAATGGCATCGTATCTACGCTACTTGGGAACTAAAAACGCTGTCAATCGTGCTAGCGATTATCACTATCTATGTCTTGCTGTTACTGATTCAACAGCCCCTGTAAATGGTATAGATTACATCCATCCCTCAGTAAAACCTGTAGTTGATTATGCTACTGCTGTTATTGCAAAAGGTTTAATGCCAAATGGCGAAATCAATTTTGAATTCGTAGCAGATGGTGAGGATGACGAGGACGCAGCAAGACAAGCGACTGAAATGGTCAAGAAAGTCGTTAATCAAATGAACGACCCACATTTCATTTTAGAGCGTTGGATTATGGACAGTGCAATGCACAAAAATGGTATGATGATGATTAAACCTGTGCGTGAACAAATTGTCCGTTATGTTGACACACAAGGAACTAATGACCAATTACGTGCTTTTGAACAACAAGCAATGGAAGCTGGATTAACTGTATTACGTCAAAGTAAACGCAAAGTTAGTATTGACGCACAAAAGGTAATGCAGGAATTACAAGGCGAAACTAGTTTACAAAACATGAATGTCACTGAAGAAACTCTTAATAGTTTTATCGGTGGATTAACAGATACAGAAGATACTGTTGGAATGGCTGGATTAGAAGGTGACATGCAGGCAGC